CCTCGCTCATTTCATACTTGTCCTTTACGAACATATCGTGACACCTAAAGGTGTATTCGGCGCACCCCTGGCCCGAACGACTAGTATAAAATTGGTAAAAGGCCCGCAACACTGGCATGTATTGCAAATACCGGTTGCCCAGCATGTTACCTTTTAAACGCATCAAATTGTCCTTTGCTTGTAATTTGCTAGTGGTAAATCCCAGCTTGAACATCATCCGAAGGACGTTGGGAATGAGAACGTGTGTTCTAACCCCATCCTTGGTCAATGGTACAAACTCGCTTGAACAGTACGAAGTGCCCCTGTTGGCAACCTTGAGTTTCGGTTTCAAGCCCATCTTGACTATAATGTCACTGATGTGCTTGCCGAACGCCTCTAAGTTGTCTTTAGGAACATCTGTTGCAATGACGTTGTCATCACCCAGGCCGATCATATAATATTTAACAGTAACCTTGTACCGTACCATATAAGTATGAATGGCGTAAGCGTGAGCAAGAAAATTAACAAAAGTATTACCGATAGACGTGTTTTGGTCTCCACTCTTCCGCGTATATTTACATGTGTATTTGTAATAATTACCAAAACCTATGGTTTCTTTCTGAAAACCAACGCAGCGTTTGGCGTTCTCATGTCCCGGAAATTGATGATAAAACCAGTTTTCCGACTCATGGCATCCTTGCCCCTGAGTGGAATCATACTGGGAAAAATCATCTTCCAGGAAATTGAACCCTGCCTCTTGCATGTCGGTGTACCAAGACCCGATGCGTGCTGGCGTAGATCCGGATGTATATCCAAACTGCGGCCAAACGCCATCCTTGGCATTCAGAAATTCATAAGCTAGTGATTTGGACACCCATTTCATGAATGGGCCTAACACCAAATTAATCGTGGTATTAGTTAAACCTTGGATTCCACGCGGAAACTTGTCTGCCATGTTTTCATCCCAACTGGGAGGTATCTGCACTTCAGCTTTAAGAAAACTCTTCCTAGAGTGGTTTTTCTTATCGTTGAAGTTGTACTTGTCCAGCTGTGTTACTTCCTTTAGGTAATCGTTCCGTTTGTTTGTGGGTTGTCCCGCTATCCACTGGTCAGTAGTTTCGCACTTGGAATCCTCCATGTTTACGCACCTCATTATTAGATGGCCAACATCCTTAACGGCCAGCCTCCAGTGTATTAAAC